CAACAAGGAAATAACCATCGAGAAAAAACTCTGCGATCGCGAGGTCAGCGTCTACCTGCCGAAGGAAACGAAGACCCGCAAGACCGGCTGGAACCGGCGCCGGTTCCGCAGGGTTGCGATCTTCTCGGGCGCGATCTTCATCCCCGATTTCGAGGCCGACCTCGCCCGGCTCAAGACGATGGCCGAAGGCATCATCGGCTATGTGCGCTGCGAGAGCCATCCCGTGATCATCAGGCCGAAAATGATGGAACAAATCCGCAAATTCGAGAAGCTGCTTGATGTTCCCCCGGGCCAGCGCAAGCGCGCGTTCTATGTGGCGCAGGAGGTCCGGATCAAGGGCGGAAGCTTCGACATGTGGATGGCACACGTGGCGAGTTTGGATTCGAAAAGGCGGCTAACTGTGTTGGTCAATCTATTGGGGCGGATGGTGCCGGTCGAACTCGATGAAGATCAGGTGGAGGCGGTGTGATGTTCTGGACACCGGAACAAGATGCCGAGCTGAAACGCCTTTGGCCCGAGGTCAGTGCCAGAGAGATCGCAAAACGTCTGGGTACAACGCGCAACGCTGTGATCGGCAGAATTCACCGGATCGATCGCAGTTATGCGGATTATATCTCAGCAAAAAAACAGGAGGCGCGAGATCACACCGAAAGGCGACGTGATGCCGTTAAAGCCGCAGAACGGAAAATCATCAACGCAATGAACAATCTATTGGCGCGTGGTTTGTCACGAAACGAGGCGATCGCGCAGGCGCGGCAGGCTGGCGCTCGTCTTGAGGTGATAGGAAATGCCATTGGTGTGACGCGGCAACGTGTGGACCAGATAGTTGCGCGTCAAAAGGAATCGGTTGGCAAGCGGCGGGAATCAGCTTAGCGATGAATCACGCATGGTTCCCGTGGAATTGGACGAGGACCAGGTCGAGGCGGTATAGGACACTCACTGGGTGCTGTAACGTTCTCGCGCGGGAGGCCGAAAGGTCATCCGGTCGCAGCTTGTCTCGCAAAATCGCGAGATTTGCTACTGAGGAGGATTCAAGCCCCGCTAAAGCGGGGCTTTTTGCTGTCTATAGGTGAGCGGCCCTGCAATCGGACTTGTCGCGTTCACACGCGGAGGGGTTGATGAGCGTGGGGCCGCTGCCCTCTTGAGGGCGTTTCCTCCCAAAACTTGAGCGGTGCATGGCCTTCGCAGGCTTAAATGAGGACGGGATGCCTCAGCCGCCTCCTTTTTGGTAAGACTGAGTCAGGTCGGAATCTTTTGGAATCCCGAAATATGTCAGAGTTAGTTCCCAAAACTCCGCCCCGCGCCATCGGCCCGAAGCAGAAGGCCTACGCTTTCGAGCGCTCGCTGGGCATGACGCCAGCGGAAGCCTGCCGTCGTGCGGGCGGCAGCGTCGAGAACGGTCTCGCGACCAAATGGGAACAGAACCGCCGGGTGCAGGCCTGGATCACGCATTACCGCTCGCTCGGTCATGACGACGAGATTGTTGCGGCGAAACGCGCGCGGATCGAGGAACGGCTGGCGATGGCGGCGTTCGGCAACATTTTTGATTTTTCCGATGTCGATCCGTTGACGGGAAAGCCGGTTATCAACTGGGACGCGGTCGTGGCCTCGCCCTACAGCGTGATCATCGCCGGCTTAAAGTTCGACAAGGATTCGGGACTTCTGACCGACTTCGACCGCGACAACGCGCTTGCCGCGTTAGCGCAGCTCCGGGACATGCACGGTTTCAAGGCCGTCAGCAAGACGGCGCTGACCGATCCGACCGGCGAGAAACCGGCATCGCTGTACCTGATCTCGGAAACCCCGATGTCGGAAGCCGACTGGGAGGCGCAGCGCGCCGCTCCTGGCTAGACGTGGCCCATGAACGTCGTCGCGCCGCAGCTCAGCGCGCATGTCGCCCACGACCGCGACCGCGCGTGGTCGCCGCAGGAAGGCCCGCAGGACGATCTGTGCTGCTGCCCGTTTGCGGAAGTGTTTTACGGTGGTGCCCGCGGCGGCGGCAAGACCGATGGCGTCTTGGGAAAGTGGGCGCTGAAGGAACGGCGCTACGGGGCCGCCTTCAACGCCATCATGTTCCGGCGGACCACGGTTGCGGCCGAGGATGCGATCGAGCGATCGAAGGAAATCTACGGCCCGCTCGGCGGCAGTTTCACCTCGCATCCGCCACGCTGGCGCATGCCGAACGGCGGTCGCGTCTCGTTCGCGTACCTCGAGAACGTCGATGACGCCAACGCCTACCAGGGCCGCAACGTCACCGATGCCTGGGTCGAGGAGGCCGGGCAATATCCTGACGCGGCACCGATCGATCGGCTGTTCGGCGTCTTGCGGTCCAGCCACGGCGTTCCGGTCCAACTGATCCTGACCGCCAATCCCGGCAGCGCCGGCCAGCACTGGCTGCGTCAGCGCTATGAGCTGCATCCGTTTCCGAGATATCCAAAGGTGCTGTCGAAAAGGTTGCCGGACGGGTCGGTCCACAAGTTCGCCGTGATCCCGTCGCGGCTTGAGAACAACAAGATTTTGCTCAATAGCGATCCCGGCTATAAATCCCGCCTCTACATGGTAGGCTCCCCGCAGCTGGTAAAGGCCTGGCTCGAGGGCGACTGGACCGCGATCGAGGGCGCCTTCTTCTCGGAATGGAGCAATGAGCAGCATGTTGTCGCGCCGTTTTCTATTCCGGAGCATTGGCTGCGGTTTCGCAGCGGGGATTGGGGTTCTTACTCGCCGTTTTCCATTGGTTGGTGGGCTGTTGTGGGCGAAGACTTCCAACTCCCAAATGCTGGCCTATCGGAACGAACTCTACCGGGAATATCTGCGCGCGGGTTTGTTCTCCCCCGCGGCGCCCTCATCCGATACCGCGAGTGGTACGGCGCCGTCGGAGGAAAGCTGACGGCCGAACAGGTGGGCAAGGGCATCGCAACGCGCGAGCGCGACGATCTGCAAAAGCTGACGTTCGGCGTGCTCGATCCGTCCGCCTTCAAGGAAGACGGCGGGCCATCGATCGGCGAGCGCATCAACGACGAACTGTTCAAGGCGAAGCTCGCGGCGTTTACGGGCGCCGATAATTCCCGCGTCGCGCGGCAGACCGGCGATCGGGAAAAGGCGGGCCCGATGGGCGGCTGGGACCAGATGCGGTCGCGGCTGATCGGCACCGCGAAGCGGACGGATGATGGCGGCGTCAACTGGTCGACCGGGCGGCCGATGATCTATTTCTTCTCGACGTGCCGGGATTCGATCCGGACGATCCCGGTCTTGCAGCACGATCAGAACCGCGCCGAAGATTTGGATTCGGATGCCGACGATCATTGCGCCGACGATGTTCGCTACGCCTGCATGGCCCGCCCCTGGATCAAATCGCTGGCGAAAGACGATGCCGAGAAGCGCGACGCCTACCGCGAGGCCAGGGATGACCGCTATTCGGATTCGACCGTTACGCTCTAGGAGGAACTTATAATGGCACACGTTTTCGAAGGACAAACCGATGGCCGTCAGGCCGATACCGCGATTGCGGTCAGCCGCTTTCGTCCGAAGTACCGGGCGCTGACGGACGAGGAAAAGGACCTGCATGACGCTCTCAAAGCGAAGGCGGTCGAGTTGGAGGAATTGTACGCCCAGGTCAAGCCGGGCCGTTACAACGCGCTGGCTATTACGGCGCTGGAGCAGTCGCTGATGTGGATTGTCAAGGAATTGACTTCCTAAGGGTCTGATCGATGCCGCCTTCGCCGCGGTTGTCGGCCCTCGACCAGCTGCATTTAAAACCAGACCTCTCGCATCACGCCCGGCTACATGCGTTTCTCGAAAAAGCCATCACCGAACTAAAGTCCAACGCGGAGACGCCGATGCCGGAACCGGCCACCATCCTGCAATCCAACGCGTTCAAGAAGGACGAACTGGTCGCGAGCCTGACCGGGGCGGGGCCGCTTGCGGCGGCACTGACGGCGCGCATTGCCGCGGCGAAAACAAAGATGAGCGCCGCCAACGGCAGGATCGATGCCGCGTTCTCAAAACTGGACCAGGCGGAGGCGGCGATCGAGAGCGTCGCGAAGAAGATCGAAACCGAGGCGGATGCTGCGATCGCGCAGGTCGGACAGGTCTCCAATCTCGGAAGCTGAATGCCGGAAGACGAGTACGGCGAATTGCCCGTCGACGACGACAGCGACGCTCCCGACGCTTGGCGCGATGTCTGCGACGATCCTTCGCGGGAGGATGACGATGGCTAGGGCACCCTACCGCGACTATGATGGCGATGATGCCGACGAGCGCGAGACGTACCGCGACGGCATGATCGAAGTGAAACCGTACCGGCTTCGTCGCCGTCCGTTTCTCGTGCGCTTCGTTGCGCATTATCGCGCTCATCGTCGCGTCGGCGTGCCATTGATACGGTCGTTGCGCTACGCATACGAATTAGCCTGTCTCTGATGGCTGAAACCCCAGTCGCACCCAACAACAAATCCGTGACCTTCAGGAAAAAGATGGAGCGCGAAATGGCCTGGAACAACGAGGGCATCAGCAATGACGACAAAGCCAGCGGCAATCCGGCCGGCGTGAAGAACGCCGCGCCGATGAAGAAATCGAAGCCATCGAAGCACGCGCGCAAGACCGCCAAGGGCGCGATCAAGAAAGGCATGATCTCGGAGAAAGCTGCTAAGCGCCATCTGGGCGACTACTGAGATGAGCGACTATCCGCCGCCTCGAGGTTATCGGCCGGTCGTTCTCCCGTCTGGACTTTACGATCGCGCTGTGGCCGAACGCATCGACATGCGTTGGTACATCAAGCAGCAGTCGATTCCCAAGTTGCCGACACTGGATCTTGCCGAGATCGACGCCAAGCTGAAGGCGCAAGGTCTAGGCTACGTCGGAGAATTCGACGGCAGGGTTCGTTTCCGTGGTCGCTGAACCGCCGCTCGGCACCCGCATGCATGCGATGGGGATGGTGCTGCATGGCGGTTTCGATGCCTCGCCGCATCCGCCGGAAGAGGCGTGGATTGAATTTCTTCGCAAGGTCGCTAAAGCGATCGGGATGTCGCCGGTGGCAGAGCCCGTCGTGTTCACCTATCCGCTGCAAGGCAAGGGCGGCATAGGGCAGACGGTTTTCATGCCGATCAGCGAGTCCTTTCTCGCGCTCGATACCTGGTCGGATCACTCCGGTGCCTATCTGTTGGTCTGTTCGTGCCGGTCCTATGCCTCGGACGATATCGACGCCGTCGCAGCAAAATTCGGCCTTAAGACGTCGCACGAACCTGGCCAGCGGTTTTATGCCGAACTTAATCTTTCGGAACATGCGGTCGGCTACATGGACAACCTGCATGAGCAGACCGGCGAGACGATACCGTCGATCTGGGACGGTTCGCATTACATCGACCTGCGCAGCGCCGAAGGGCGAACGCTGCATGAAGAGACCGGCCCGTTGGGGCTGCCGAAACGCCGATGGCCGTGAACCTGCGCTCCAAAACGTGCCTGTGTTGGGATAACGGTATCTTCACCGACCTCGCCGTGACGCTGGCAAAGTCGTTCGGCCGCGTGCTGTACTACGCGCCATGGACGTCGGGGATGCCGAAGAGCAACGCGCTCCTGATCGGCCACGGCGCCGAAGGCGTCGAGCGCATCTCTTCGCCCTGGCCCTACTTCGACGACATCGACATCTGGGTTTTCCCCGATGTGTACGAAGGCGAGTTGCAGGAATGGCTGGCGGCGCAGGGCAAGCGGGTCTGGGGCTGCCGGATGGGCGCCGAGCTCGAACTGGACCGGCCGAAGTCGAAGGAAGCGACTAAAAAGCTCGGCATCGATATCGGGCCGTACAAGGTCATCACCGGGCTCGACGCGCTGCGCTCGCACCTGCAAAAGAACGACGACCAGTGGGTGAAGATTTCCTCGACCCGCGGCGACATGGAAACCTTTGGCGCCTCGACTTACGAGAAGGTCGAGCCGAGGCTGGACGAGCTGGAGCACAATCTCGGCGCCAAGAAGAAAATCATGGAATTCACGGTCGAGGAAGGCATCAACGATGCCATCGAGATCGGCTATGACGGCTACACGATCGACGGCAAGTTTCCCAAGGGCGCGATGACCGGCGTCGAGGTCAAGGACGAAGCCTACCTGATGAAGACGATGCGCTGGGCGGAATTGCCGGAACAGGTACGCAGCGTCAACGACAAGCTTTCGCCGGCGCTGAAACGCTATGGTTATCGCGGTTTTATCTCGACCGAAGTCCGCTGCACCGAGGATGGAAAAGCCTATCTGATCGATCCGTGCTGCCGCGCCGGCTCGCCGCCGAACGAGCTCTACCAGATCATGATGGAGAATCTGGCCGAGATCATCTGGTACGGCGCCGAGGGCATCGTGATCGAGCCGGAATTCAAGGCGAAGTGGGGCGCTGAAGTGCTGCTGATCTCCGATTGGGCCGATCAGAACTGGATGCACGTCTCGTTCCCGCCGGAAGTCCGCGACAACGTCAAACTGCGCAACTTCTGCGTCATCGACGGCGAATACTACGTCATCCCGCAATGGACAGGATGCGCCGAGATCGGCGCGGTGGCAGCGCTCGGTGACACCCCGGAAGCGGCGATCGCCGAATGCAAGCGGATCTGCGAACTGGTCGAAGGCCACCTTCTCGACAAGCCGGTCGACGCACTCGATACCGCGCGCGAGCAACTGGATGAACTTCTGGGCGACGACAAGCCGATGACGCCGGCGCAGAAGAAAGCCGAAGCGATGCG